GAGTGTGGGTTTATTGTGCATCCTAGTTACGATTTCTTGGGTAGTTCACCTGATGGCATCGTTGATTCTGTTCTTTGTTTGGAAGTCAAGTGCCGCGCTAGGGAACCTCACGAATCAATCACGGATCAATTCGTGGCACAATGTCTTGGGCAACTTGCATGTACGACCCTCAAAGAAATCCACTTCTTCAGTTGGTCACCCCACGGTGAAAGACTGTGGCGACTAAAGTGGAGCAACGAGTATTGGGATTGGCTCTTCCCTCTTCTTAAAGAGTTTTGGGACTACGTTCAAAATGACGAGGAGCCGCCGCGACTTTCTAAGAAGAGAAAGTATCAAGGAAAACTTAACATTAAACTTCTAGAGGAAAAATAGAATGGCATATGAACACGACCCCGGAAACTTCTCTTTGTTCAGAGAAACTAATCCAGAGAAATACAAACGGAATCCCCCAAGCCACACTGGCAGTGGGAAAATGGAATTGCCAGATGGCACTGAACTTGATATTAAGTTAGCGTGTTGGATTAGCGAGAAAAAGGATGGCACGAAGTACTTCTCAGGAAAGATCGAGGAGAAAACACATCATGCTCCAGACGAACGTCCTCAACAAGAAGATGATGAGGACGAAGATATTCCGTTTTGAATTTCCTTTTGTTGTCTCCGGCCCGCGCCCAAGAATATCTTGGGCTTTCCCGGCATCTATTCGATCAAGAAGTTCGCCCTCACGTTAAGGAATATACATTCGGACGGCGAATATATTATCGACGCAAAGACATTGAGGATTTTGTGGACAAGAATAGAATGGAAAGTAAAAGTTATGGGGGAACGGAATGACATTAAAGCAACAGTGGTGGTTGTGGCATAAACAGAATCCAGAGGTCTACGAACTATTTAAGAAGTTCACATTCAATGCCATTGATAGAGGTCATCAGAAGTTTTCGCACTGGCTAGTAATGAATAGGATTAGATGGGAAACCAACATAGATACTGTCGGTGACGAATTCAAAATCCGTAACGACTATATAGCATTCTACGCTAGACTATTTATGGTTGAGTATCCCGAACACGATGGGATATTCAGAATTAAAGAAATGAAACGGTAAGGAGATATTATGGACGCATCATCATCATTCTATAAACGATGTTCAGTATGTAAGCGAAGAGGACATGTCAGGGAATTCTCAAGACCACCCCGCCAAAACACAGGGCTGTCCATCTGCAAAGCATGTGCAAGTCAACCAGTTTTGGAACCAGTAATAACTTCCCAATCGACTTCAGCTACTCGTTCCTGACTATCATTAACTTCGATGTCTTGCTTGATTTCCTTCGGCATCATCATCATCGCAACACGGACATAGGTGGATGGGTCTTTCTCACGAACGATTTCAATCGCCTCTTGTCCGTGTTCCATCCAGTCAACAAAGAACGCATCCACTAAAGCATTCGACATCTTTTCGCGGATTCCTGTCGGCCTTCCTCTGCGATTTATTCTTGGGTCGTTCTTGACGAACGGACGCCCCGGCCCTCTTTTCTTTTTGTAGATTTCATCCATCGCGTAAACCTTCCGGTAAGTGTTCCTTTAGTTCCTGTCTAAATTCCCAAAGTTCTGGTGAAGAATCTGAAAAAGCCCCAATCTCTGACAACTTTGCAACACACACTGCCAACTTTCCACGCATTGATTTTGTGGACATCAAGCATTCTTGAAACTTGTTGGTAGGAATAACTTTTGGGGCTGTGACTTTCATTTCTTCACCTTTCTTCAGAAAAACGTCATACTCTATATACTCATTCATATGAGTACTCCTTTGCCAGATAGTCTGACAACTCCTGTTTTTCGTATCGTCTACACAGATACTTCAGAGAAAGTTCCATTAAGTCATAATCACCATCCACTACATCTTGTAGGATGACAATCCCTTGCCACGATTCCTTGGCTTGAGGGCCAAGGTAATCTTCCCGATGCAAATAACAACTGCCAGAAATCAATGCCCTTTGAACAGCACCATTGGGTAATGATCTAGCGGCAACGTCTTTGCCTTGTCTGTGGCCTTGAACAAAACTAAGGCCAACGTTTCTTAGGATGTTGTGAGCAGTGCCGCCGTAAGCGCGGCCTGTAAATGGCTGATAAAAATAATGACTAAAAAAAACTTTTCCGATTTCGTAAACTTCTTTGAAAGGATGAACGTTCCATCCCTTCGTGTACAAACTGCTCAAGGATAATACCCCGTCAAGAACAGGATAATCTCCAACATACCTAACCAGCCTTTCTTCATGGTTGCCCATAAAGAAATGAAATTCCGGTAACTTCTTCATACCACGAAGATGTTTCCAGAATAACTCCATAGCCTTGTTCCCGGCTTCTATGTCATTTATTACCCTCTTGCCTTCAATTTCTCTACGAGGAGAGTAAGACGATAGACTTGGGAAATCCCAGTGATCACCCATGTGGCAAACATGGGTAGGCTTGTAATCTTTGATGGCCCTTGCCGCCCACTTTAAGTGGATGATAGGAACCCCTGATTTAATCTGGGTGTCTGGTATTACCAGAATCTTCATTCATTTCTCCGCACGACACGCTCTTCATTAGTGTTTCTACAGACAACACCATTCCCTTCGGTATGCGAGTTGTACCTGACCACTCGTTTGTGTCAGGCAAATGAGAATTTGCTAATACAATAAAATCTGTTTTCTTCTTCGGCATTTCTATGAGATAGCCTATCGTGTTAATTATCCAAGCTGACTTCTTATTATAAGTCTGCCAACCAGAATCTTCGTCAGCATCAACCCACGCTACGGAAACTATACGATGTCGGCATTTACCTCTTTTTCTTGGCTTTTCGTTCGAGTCCATTTGGAATCAAGAATCCCATGATGAGAGGAATGAGAATAATCCCAGCTAATAACCAACCGCCTGTCTCTATAACCTGACCCAATAGAGGCCAGAACCCTGTTATCGCTTCATTACACTCACCCACAGTTTGTTCTCCAGTTCCTGTTGCTATATCTGCAATTCCAGTTGCAACTACCGCGCCAGCCACTGGAGCAATTACTCCACCGCCAAGTAAACTACCTGCGGCAGAACCAATCCCCGCCGCAGAACTAACGATTGCCGCTTTCTTTAACATTCCACAACCTGTTAAAAGAAGTGGAGCGAGTATCCAGAGACTATGCTGTCTTAAAAACTTTGGTAAAAGCCTTGTAATATCTTTTATCTTCTTGTTCGACATCTTTTCCACTCCCTTCACCATATCTCCAAGCTGTTAAAAATCTATTCTTATCACCATCGGATTGATCCCATACAAGTCTTAGAAGTTTCTCCCCGACCTGCTTATACATGCGCTTATCAGCCGCAGTGGTTAAGTCACCGCTTCCACCATAATCGTATTTAGATTCATACCCTTCCATATCTGGCTCTTTGCCATACTTCAGAAATTTGTTTCCTTGTTCTATGAATCTCTCGATGTAGTTGGATTCTTTCTCTGTAAGCGTCAATTGATCTCTTGCTGATTTCATCAGGCCGACTGTGATCTGTAGTGGGCCATAAGCCGATGACCCTTCCTTCGGTGCGAACTTAGTTCTTATGAAAGCATTTCGTTTTCCGCTTTCAAATTCAGCATTAAAAACAGAGTCATAAAGGTTTTCTGTTTCGCGGGCTGCATTCGCCTTTTCTTGATCTCTCCCTTGAACTTGTTCCTGAAGAGCGGCAACATCATATGACTTATCTTCGCTTGCTTCAGCGGCTCTTATAACGGACAGTGATCTCTTGTCTTTTGTTTCTAGTTTCCTTCGGTAATCAATAATTCTCTTAGCCGCGTCATTCCTAAACTGTATGAGTTCATCAAGTCGTTCTCTCTTATCGTCTGGCGTCATTGTTCTGGATTCGTAAACACGATCCATCATCTTGCCAATCTTCCCTAAGTTTGTTTGAACTTTCTGATACTTCTTACGCCAGATAAGTAATTCTCTATTCTCAGCGGCAAATTTTGAGGCTTCTTCATTTAGGCCCATCTTCAAGTAATCTCTGTACTCAGTGTAAGCCGCCCTCATATCGTGCATCTGCTCCCAGAATATCTCCAAAGATTTAGTAGATGTTGCAGGTGATACACCAACGAAACTTCCAGCAGGGATAAGACCTCTATATTGATCTATACGCTTTGTTGGTTCTACTTCAGACGGATAGAAAACAAAATCAAAAAGACCAATAGTCGTTGCTCCCAACCATCCGAAATATCCCTTAATCAAATGATCTATCTGCACTGGAGATATTGGAGCATCCCCAAATATGTCATTAAAGAAGTCAGAAGTAGCAATAGACAATTCAGAGGTATGCCCTCTCTTTCTTAGGTGCTTGGCTTTACCCTGTATCTCCCAACCAAGGGATTCTATTCTAGCGTCCCTAAATGAATCATAATTTGTAGCAACTTCCAAGACAGGTTTGAAGACTTGAAATCTCCAATCGAAAGCAAGCTGATCCGTAAGAATCTCTTGAGTTCTCTTCGCAAAGAATGCTGGATCAGCAGTGTCATCTACAAACAACTGAACTGTTCTTTGGGCTATTGAAGCAATGGCCCCAATCTCAAAAGGCTTCGGTAAGAAAAACCATGCGCCTTCTGTGCCGGGTATTTTTATAGGCCAGTAAGTATCCTTCTTCCAATCAGGAAGTTCTTTATATTCTTCATCATCACTCATCGTGAGTTCGTAGAGTGCGCTTGCAAGAACCAAACTGCCTACAACAGAAAGCATTCGACCCCTTTGCTTCTTATCGGTGACGGAACGACCCATCTTGTCCAAACCTTGTGCGCGGGCATTGAGAAATCCAATCGAAGATATGAGCCACTGCGTAGCGACCCAGTTACCATGAGAAGAAAAGTTAAGTAAGTCTCTAGCCTCAAACGATGCTCGCGCATGACCAACTTCTCCAACTCGTTTCATATAAAGCGCGGCACGATTAGCATTTTCTAATCGGTTACCCATTTCAGCATAGGCATCCCACCCCTTTCCTAGAAACGCTCTAGCCTTTTTAGGCGTATCAAGTACCCTTGCTTCTTTTACTCCAGAATCCGTTATTCGTCTAATAGCAGATGGATCATCGTGCAAGAATCCAAAGGAGAAAGCACCACCCCCAGCAAGCATTGACCAATATACATCGCTGTCTTTTGCTGTTGCTTTATACCCCTCTTTAACATTCGCAAAAATGTTTACATTCATATCTCCAACAGCAATGGAATGCATCGCATCTCGAATGAGGTTCCTCACCTTAAAAGCTGGACTAGCAGTAACACCAAACGTAAACATTCTTTTGAATGTAGAAAATACTTTCAGTGCTTTGGCTTCTGATCCGCTCCAATTCAAAGACAACAGTGATTGTAGAACCATAGGATCATGGACTTCATACCATACTCTCTCACCGTTCTCTAATATATATATGAAGTTGCTGAACTCATCTTTCTTGGCTCTGGCTTTCTTTTTGCCAAACGCTATCTGAGCAGTTCGTTTCTTGTCATCAATTCTGGTTGCTACATCTAAACCTTCTGCCGCTTTTATAGCCGCAGTTCCAGCACGAGACTTCATAGATGCATCTAACAAAGCTGTCCAGTTCATAATGATGTTATGAAAAACATCGTGAACTTCTAATTCACTGCCCTTCAACTTGTGAATAACATCTTTAATGTTGATGAAGTCTCCACTCATTGCGGGGCCGCGAGCAACCATACCACCGGACTTTTCAAACTCCCTATAGAATGGAACATAGAAATCAGTTGCTAAAGTCGCTCTATCCTCTACGCTTATTACACCTGCGTTAACAGCAATATCAAGGATGGACGATTGGAATCGTGATAGTTCCTTCATCGTCTTAGCATACAAAAGGGCGCGAGACTGTCCGTTAACTCTTCCCTTTGAAAGAGCCTTCATCTTTATGATGTCGTCTTTCGTATAGTTCTTCTCACGGCCTTCTCTCATCAACTGACCTGCGCGGTTACCAACCATCCAAGTCAGGTATCTATCCATTTCCCCATGCAAACCCTGCATGATTTCGATAATGCCCTTTCCATTTTTATCAATGTCATACCAATCAAACTCACCATTTCTAGTTACTTCAACTGGCGCACCTTTTCGAAGCACAGAGTGCATTAAACCGGGAGCATTATTAGAAAGATGCATCAACTCCCATGCTCTAGTTCCTTCGTCACCTAACTTATTACGAACACTTCTGTACGAATCAACAGCCCCCTGAGTAAACCACAGGAACTTTTCTCTCCTTACAATGTCTAAATGATCCCACAGGGTGCTTCGTTTAGAACTTCCGGTGGCTCTGGTTATAAGAACTTCCTGTTCTGGGGTTAAACCTTCAGTGGATTCGCTAGGCATGGATGGTCTAGCCGCCCTTCCCTTAAACCCCGGTGGAATCTTAGTAACAGTTTCTCTAAGCATTCCCTGCTCTACAGCAATGCGTTCTTTTTCAATCAGGGTTTGGTAAGTAGACAGTGATTGATTCAGAAGCCATGTAGACCACTGATCGTAATTTATATCTGGACGCAACCCCGGAATGGGTCGCCTTGGTGGAGTACCCATTCTCCAGTTGATATAAGTACTCAGAGCATGTTGATTCTTCAACTTGCCATCACGAAGTAATCGGATGGCTTTGTCTATCTGATTATTATTTATGTTCTTATGAGTAATGCTATGGAAATCAACAACTGGCCCAAGCATAGGATTTCGATCAGAAGCTATTGGATCAAGGGCAAAGCGAAGAGCAAGCATATCTCCATCTGCATTACGGATTCTTACAAACTTTTCTCCTCTATCTTTGGTTTGATTAAGGTTGAAATCAATCTCCATCCCTTCCACCTTGAGGT